ATGGATACGATGTGGAGTATTGAGAAGGAAATGCCCACCCAACAACATTTTTTTGGTGACCTTTTGGTGGGAGTGAAAAAATTTACTAGAAATTATGTTTTTCCTCTTGAAATTCATTTAGGCATGCTGTATAGTAATAAATGTGATCGACGTCCGGTGCGATTGGGGCCCTTAGCTCAGTTGGTCAGAGCGGTCGGCTCATAACCGATTGGTCGTAGGTTCGAGTCCTACAGGGCCCACCATTAAACGAGTACATAGATGTTTAAGATCACATACATATCCCATGATCCGGTAGCTCAGTTGGGAGAGCACCATCTTGACAGGGTGGGGGTCGCTGGTTCGAACCCAGTCCGGATCACCATAAGATGAACGTTGAAACCCCTTGGTAGACAAGGGGTTTTTGTTTTTCTTGTATTAAGCTATGGGTATCCATTTGGTGCGAATATCTTGTGTTGGCGCGAATTTGGTGCGAATGATGTTTTTACTTTGCCTCCTGGCTTTGAAAGAATACCTTACCAAAAGCATCTGCTGTATCTTTCTGTATGTTAGGTAAAACATGAGCGTAGCGGTCGATCATTTTAATATCAGCCCAGCCCATTCGCTCAGCAACAATTTTAGGATTTACATTTGCTTTAAGAAGCATAGTTGCATGAGTATGACGAAGATCATGAAATCTGATTTTCTTCACGTCTGCATTTTCAATTAATCGATAAAAGGTACGCATGAGATTTCTTGGGGTTAGGGGAGTACCTACTGTGGTTGAAATTACGAGGCCGTGATCTTTGAATAATTCTGGACCAGCCTCCAATTTCTCTATTTTATTTCTCTTAGCGAGTTTTCGTAGCTCCCTGATAGTTTCCGTATCAATCGCAACGGTTCGATTACCCGAATCGGTTTTGGCACCAACCTGCATTTCTTTACCATCATGACTTAAAGTTTGAGTGATAGAGATAACTCCTGTATCCAAGTTTACATCTTTCCATCGTAAACCCAGGATTTCCCCTTGACGCATGCCCGTAGTTAATGCAAGTAAGAACGCGACATAGTAACGATCCTTTTCTGCGACCTTTAGAAACGTGTGAGCTTCATCTACTTCCCAAACCTCCATTTCTTTTTTTCTTGCCTTCGGCCTATCCAAAACAGAAGCGACGTTTTTGGCAACCATTTCCCAGCCTACCGCTTTATTCAATGAGTCATTAATAATCGTGTGCACTTTTTGTATGTTCTCATCTGATAGACGACCAGTTTCAAACAGAGTATTATACAGGTCCTGAATTTGGCGTGGAGTGAGCTTTGATAATTCTATATGTCCAAGTACAGGCAGGATGTGGTTGTTAACTAGTCCTGAATATGTTTCAAGAGTCCTGCGCTGTACTTTTGTCTGTTTGTCTTTAAGCCAGTCGGCCATAAAAGATGCATACAACATTTTTGATGGCTCTACATAGGTACCTTTATTTAGTTCATTCTGCATTTCTGTCATTGCAGCCTCAGCTTCTTTTTTTGTTTTAAAGCCTCGTCTTTTCTTCTTCTTATATTTTCCCCCATCAGAATAGTTGATTTCAAAATACCATGGATTCTTTTTCGCGTTGTCATCTTTATAGACTGGCATCTTTATTAACCTCTTTCCATTCCATGATTTTTGACGGTTGTACTGCGAAATAAGAGCACAATTTATCTATAACCTCCATGGAAACATATTCGTCTTTTCCTAGCTTGGCTAGGGTAGTCGTCGAGATTCCAGGTGAAGTGAGGAGGTCGGTTTTTTTCTTGTCGTTTTCTACGAGGAGGTGCCACAAGGGCTTGTAGGAAAAAGGCATATTTTGTCTCCTTTTGCATAAGTAATATTTATAATCTAGCAAATTACATTTGATAAAGCAAATGCAACTAATAGGGAAGTCACGAAGTGTGGGGATGTTGTGTGGTTTCTTTTTGAAGAAATTGGGGATTGAATGTGAGATGTGGCACTTTTCCCGGTGTATAGTTATAGCATAGAAAATGAATCAAGAGCCGCCTTCGGGTGGCTTTTGTGTTTTCTGTCCAACCTAATTCGAGATGTGGACGATGATGGCGTTACAGTGGCGCCTAGTCCGAGTGATTCTGTGCCGTCTTTACGGCAGAATCGCATTGAGGGCCAGCACACCGGGGAAGCGATCCAAGGGCATGCGTAGAGGGTTAGAGGTGCCTACCAAAAACGAATACTCCACACCTGGTTGCTGCTTGGACCGACGCACACTTGCAGCAGCTCATACCCGACTACCTGGGCCAGCCGCGACCGTAGCGGCCAAAGGAGTGGATCACGGCGGCTGCCTCACGCCGAAGTAAGTGGGGTTAGTAATATAGACAAGTTTCCTTCCTTGGGTCAAAATGGAAAAAGGAAGGAGGTGTTTTTAAAAAGTGGTACCATCTATTTTGCAATTGGTTGGAGCAATATTATTGGGAATCATGGTAGCTATTCGGGAAAAAAACGAATACAGAAAATTGGTGGCCATTGTAACTCCTATTCCTGGGAAGGTGCCTGCTAGATTGAGGAATCTTTATCAGGAAACGTGGACATTTAGGATAGGTCTGGTATTTGTTGTTTTAGGGTATGGAGTACAGATATGCAATATTGATAGTGACTACTTAGCGACTCTGCCTATTACTTATAAGATGATCGCTGCTTCAGTATTGGTAGTGATACTCTGTTACATTGGAATATATTTCGCTAAGTTAATAGCCTTGCGCCAATTTAAAAGGGCAAAGCCGTATGATCCAAACGAGGACCCTGAAGAAGGCGAAATTATGATTAAATAATTTTGAAGAGGCACCCAAGTGGTGCTTTTTCTTTTGTAAAAAGCGACTGTACTCCACGTAGGGTACGGACAGAAGCGCAAACCATTGATACATAAGGCTTTTACAACGATCGTACTCCACGTAGAGGACAGTCGTGACCGTACTCCACGTAGGGTACAGATCCGTACTCCACGTAGAGTACAGTAGTGTACTCCACGTAGAGTACAGTCAAACTTTTTCCTTCATTAGAGCGCGAAGCCTAAAGAAAATCTTTAAAGAAAATATTAAAGAAATATACTCGCGACACTGTCACTCGTATTTAGAGTGGCATTTTTTATTTCAGAGAGAAGAGAGGGATAAGCATCCATGAGCAATCTAGTTGAGCAGATTAAAAGCCACCTTGAAGAAATCGATCTGAGCATCAAAGAGGTATCGAACACAGGTAATGGTATCGAAGATGAAAAGATGTTCTGCACGTTGATGCAAGCTAAGTCAACGGCACTATTGGCGCTGGTACAAGCAGAGGCGAATGTGTTACAGAAGCCTACGATTACTGAGCAGTTATTCGGACCTAATGTAAGATTGGGGCGTGAATAGCATGCGCAAGACCATTTTATTCGTATTGCTACTGCTGCTGATCCTATCGGGGTGTGGAACAAGTAGAGAGTTTCTTGTCGTGAAGTACAACGATCAAGGCAAGGCGATTACTAGCTATCACGTCAAAGGATTCCAGCCTACCAAGAATGAGGATGGCGTATCGTTCTTTATGACTCATGGACGCGATCAACAGTTCATTCAAATGAGTGGCAACGTTGACGTCATCGAGGTAACAGGAACTGATGTACAGGCAGCAAAGGATAGGCTGGGCATTGGTGATTAGGAATATCAAAAAGGAGGATATAGCATGAGTACCTTCACGTATATAACTACCTTGCTGTGTGCAGTCGTAGCTGCTTACCATTGTTGGACTGGCCATAGATGGTACAAGAAAGGCGACGTGCAAAAGGCCATCTACTATGTTCTCGTGGGGATATATTTCCTAGTGGTTGCGACTAGGTAACAAGGATATAGATAAGGCTGTTAAACAACCAGCACCGTGTCTAATGGCTATGACGATGTTAATTAATCACGATTTAGACAACATCTAGAGCGAGGGTATATACGAGTACCACCGAACCAATCAACGCCTATACCACTGATCAACGGGTCCTTCTGGGGACCTAAAAGCCTGCGGGTGCGCGTGAGCCCGAAATTGCGCTAGATTTTTTTGAAAAAAATTACTTTCGCTTTTGCTTAACCCGATCACCTGAGATGACATTTTTTAATTTTGACTTCATCTGATGACCCGAAAATCGGTACCACTAAAATACACGCTTAAAACGAAAGTGAGGTGGGATAATTGGCGAGGCCAAAGGCGAAACCAGAGAATCTACAAGATAAAGAAATACTGACATCCGAATTGGCGGCAATTGTAGGGAAGACTCCCCAATGGATACGCCAATTAACGAGAGAAAAAGTACTGAAACAGGTAAGCAGAGGTAAGTACAGTCTGGGAGAAGCAATTCAGGCGTACTGTGAGCATGTTTCCGGCGGAAAAGAAGAAGAGCAGAGGCCGCGTCTGATCGATTTTAAAACTCAGCATGAGAAGACCAAGGCTGAGAAAGCTGAGTTGGAGCTGGAGCAAATGAAAGGAAACCTCCACGCAGCTGCGGACGTTGAGCGGTTGCTGTCTGATCTTATCCTGACAACAAAGTCAAGGCTGCTTGGGGTTCCGAGCCGAATTGCAACAGAGTGTGAAAACGAATCGGCCGAGGTTGTAGAGGCGATCGTTCAGCGTGAGATTGAAACCGCGCTGTCTGCTCTGGCGAAGTATACCCCAGATAAGATTGGGGGCGAAATAGATCATGGTAGTCCAGAAGACGGTTGACCTATTTGTCCGGGCAAATAAGCAATGGGAGCCGAAAAGGCGGCTTACCGTCTCCGAATGGGCTGACATGAATCGTGTTTTGACCACAGAAAGTAGCGCAGAGGCAGGCCCATGGCGGACCGATCGGGCGCCTTACCAGCGTGAAATCATGGACTCAATAGAGAAGTGGGAAGAAGTCGCAATCATGGCGTCCGCCCAAGTGGGAAAAACGGAATTCCTCCTGAATGTGACAGGATCGTACATCGATCAAGAGCCATGCCCGATTATGCACGTTTTGCCCAATGAGGATTTGATCCAGGCGTACTCGAAAAAAAGACTTACACCTATGATCAATAGCAGCGATGTGCTACGTAATAAAATCGGCGTTGCAAAGTCCCGTGACAGCGGTAATACGATTGAAGAGAAGTCATTCCCTGGGGGGTACGTAACAATCGTGGGGGCGAATGCTCCTGCCGGACTGTCATCCAGACCTGTACAAATTGTCCTGTGTGACGAAGTGGACAGGTTCCCCATATCGTCAGGTAAAGAGGGCGATCCCATCTCTCTTGCCATTGCCCGTACCAAAACATTCCGCCACAAGCGCAGGCATCTTTTTGTTTCAACACCGGTTGAAAAAGAAACCTCTCGGATTTATCAACTGTATGAGGACAGCACAATGGAGCAGTGGTGTTTACCGTGTCCCCACTGCGGGGAGCTGCAACCACTACGGTTTAAGAACGGGATCGTCTACGAGCACTATGTTTCAGAGAGCGGAGAAATTGTCGTCACAAAAGCCGATCACCGTTGCGCATACTGTGGCATGCTTGGCTCAGAGAAGGAATGGAAACGTGGCGAGGGAAAGTGGATAGCCCGTAAACAACATTCGAGCCGACGTGGTTTTCATATCAATCAGCTTTCCAGCCCGTGGTCAGATTGGCGCGAGGTTGCGAAGGCTTTTTTGGTTGCAAAAAGAGAGGGTATCGACAAACTGAAAGTTTTTGTGAACACAGTATTGGGCGAACCTTGGGAAACCAAGGAGAAAGGTGTGAACGAAAAGACTCTGGCGGCTCGTCGAGAAAGATATGCCTACGAAGTACCAGCCGAAGTGAAGGTAATCACAGCGGCAGTGGATACCCAAGACGACCGCTTTGAGATTGAAGTCAGGGGCTGGGGTGCTGGAAAAGAGTCATGGGGGATCGAATATCACCGTATTTACGGTAATTTGGATAAGCCAGAAATCTGGAAGCAACTTGACGAGTTTCTTTGTCGTTCATGGCTTGGTGAAAACGGAAGAGAGTACCGAATTATCGGCGCTTGTATTGACTCGGGTGGGCACTTCACGAAAGAGGTTTATGAGTTCACACGAGCGCGTAATTACAGGCACATTTACGCCATCAAAGGGCAAGGTATCAGCCCGAAAACAGCCAAACAAGTTCCATTCATCTACAAAAAATCCAAAACTCAACTCGAAGGAGCTGTACTCTGGATGCTTGGCGTAGATGACGGCAAGGTTAAAGTGTTCGACAGTCTCAATGTTCAGGAGCCAGGACCACTTTACTGCCACTTTCCAGGCGAGGACAAGGGTTACACCGAAGAGTATTTCCTTGGCCTAACTGCTGAAGCTCCTGTTTATCAGACTATTGGGGGAAGGAAGTACAAGACATGGAAGAAAATCCGTGATCGAAATGAGCCTTTTGACCTTGCCGTATACAACAGGGCAGTGATCGAAATCCTGCGCCCGAATCTATCGCTACCAATTGAGCGCCAGCCGAATGGTCCGAAGGTTATGCCTGGTGGAACTGTGGTAGGTAAGAAACGCCGAAAACAAGGCGTTTCGAGCAGCATCTAGCTCATCATTTGAAGGGAGGTGAAAGGATAATGCCGAGAATGACGCTTGAAGAAGCGAGGGCCATGTACAAACTGTGGTCGGATGCGGAAAGAGCACTTGCAACTTCGCAGTCCTATACGTTTGCTGGTCGATCGTTGACCAGAGCGGATATGAGTACAGTGCTGGAGCGGAAAAAATACTATGGGCGCATTTGCGACGAACTCGAGACAGGTCGTCGACGTTCAAAAGTGCGCAGCATTACTCCGTTTGACCTATGAACAAACTAGATCGTGCTATCGGGATGGTATTTCCGGCATGGGCAGAGCGTAGAGCAGCTGCACGAACAGAGGCAGCCAGGCATGAAGCAGTTCAAAACCTGCTTTCTGGTTATGGAAAAGGTTACGGCAGGCACGGTGCCAGTCAAACAAAGAAATCCATGGTCATGTGGCAAACGGATGTAGGTGATGCCGATGTGGATATCCACGATAATCTTGAACGCTTGCGTGCGCGGGCGCGAGATTTGCACATGGGCTCAGACATCGTAGCTGCTGCGCACAAAGGACTGCGCACAAATATAGTTGGTACCGGACTTAGGCTGAAGCCTGCATTTGACTCAAAGTATCTCAAACTTAGCAAGAAGGATGAAGAGAGGCTGCGAGACAGTATCTACAGGGAGTGGTCGATGTGGGCTGAAACAACCAGATGTGATGCCGCGGGACTCAATGATTTCTATGAGTTGCAGTCGCTCGCATTTTTGTCAACGCTCATGAGTGGTGATGTTTTTGCCTTAATGCCCATGCTGCCACGCAAACATTCAGTTTATGACTTACGAATCAATCTCATTGAAGCAGATCGCTGCCACACGCCGGAGGCTATGGCACTTCTTAACTCTGAACGAATTCAGTCCGGGGTAGAGGTTGATGCTGATGGAATGGTGGTAGCCTATCATTTTTCCAACAGGCACCCCGGAAGCGACCGAGTAGCTGTATCACCGCATGAATGGGTGAGGGTTGAGAAGTACGGAGAACTCACCGGACGACTTAATGTCATCCACTTATTTGAGGCTGAGAGACCGGGGCAGCGCCGGGGGATACCTATTATTTCTCCAATCATTGAATCCCTCAAGCAACTTGACCAATATACCGAAGCTGAGTTGATGGCAGCTGTTATCGCGGCCATGTACACCGTTTTTGTCAAATCGCCTGCCGAAGATGACGACTACATGCACGGGATGGAGGAACCTGAAACTGACAACCAGTACCAGGAACCAATTCCAGGAACGGGTGGTAGCAACGTCAAGATGGGGCGCGGGGCAATTGTCTACCTTGACCCAGGAGAGGAAGTCCAGTTTGCGAATCCAACACGACCAAATCCTGACTATGTGGGATTCGTAAATGCACTGCTCCGGCAGATTGCTGCGGCGCTGGAACTACCCTTTGAGATTTTGACCAAACAGTTCACGTCTTCGTACTCCGCAAGTCGTGGAGCTCTGCTAGAAGCGTGGAAGATGTACAAAATGCGTAGGTCTTGGCTTGCTAAGTCGTTTTGCCAGCCGATCTACGAAGAGTGGTTTGTTGAGGCAGTCACGAAAGGACGCATTGACGCGCCGGGTATCTTTGATGATCCGGCTATTTTTCATGCTTACACGCGTGCGGAATGGCATGGACCAAGCCAAGGTTTGCTCGACCCAACGAAAGAAGTTGACGCTGCAGTTACACGCATCGAAAACAACTTCTCGACGGCCGAACGCGAAACTGCCGAGTTGACAGGTGGATCGTGGGAACAAAACATTGAGCAGCGAGCATATGAAAAAACACGCCTGGCAGATTTAGGTCTTTCCAGTAATACCAGCGTGACACCACAACAACGGGATAACGGAAATTTGGAAGATGATTCAGAAGATGATTCGGAAGGAGGTGAAAAAGAAAATGCCAAAAAAAATTAAGCTGAACGGCCCAGTCATCGGGGATGGAAGCACTTGGCTATATGACTGGTTAAATATGCCCTATATCAGTGCTTCAAAGATATCAAAAGAATTGGATGAAGCGCGCGGTGATGATGTCGAGCTTTATATCAATTCGGGCGGAGGTTCGGTATTCGCTGGATCTGAGGGTTATACCATCCTGAAGGAGTACCCTGGAAAGGTAACGGCTAAAATCACAGGTGTAGCAGCGAGCGCTGCCTCATTCCTAGCAATGTCTGCTGATGAGATTATGATGTCGCCGACTGCACAAATGATGATTCACAATGCTGCAACGTGGACGGATGGGGACAAGAATACTCATTCCAGCAACACGAATATGCTGCACGGTACGGACGTTGCAATCACCAATGCATACCGGTTGAAGACAGGGAGAAGCATGGATGAATTGCTTGACCTGATGAATAAAACAACATGGATGAACGCACAGCAGGCGGTCGAGTTGGGGTTTGCTGACGGTATTCTGTTCGATGAGGAAAACTCTCTTGTCTCCGTATCGAACAGTATTAGTGGAGAAATTCCGCCGCAAGTTGTTGATAAACTCCGTGATGTTCTGATCGGGTCGATGATCAAAGGCAAAATGACAACAAAGACCATGGCCGGAAGCGGAAGCAATGCCATTCCCTTTGAAGGGATGGACTTGTCAGCTATCTTGCAGCAAGGTGGGATTTTAAACTCACTTGAGCTGGACAACATCCCGACTGACCAAAGTAATACAAAGGAGGAACCAGAAATCATGGATTTTAAAGAATTGAAAGAAAAACACCCTAACCTGGTCAACGAAATTATGACACAGGCTATTACTGCTGAACGAAGCCGAATCTCTGCGCTAAATGAATTGGCCGATGCTCCTGGAGCTGCACCGTTTATCAAAGATGCTATCGAAAACGGAGAGACCGCTGGCGATGTGGCAATGAAAATTATCAAGGCTTCTGCTGAACGCGTAAAGCAAGAAGGTGAAAACAGACAAACAGACGCTGAGAATAGCAAAGTGACAGAAGTTGTCTCTCAGCCACCAGCAAATCAGGAAACGAATGAGGCCGCAGAAGAAGCTGCTGCAATTGAGAACATGGTTCAGTACGCAACAGAACTGATCAATAAAAAAGGAGGTCGCCAATAATGCCAACATACGAAAGTGTTAAATTTGATGATTTGTTCGCTGGTGGAGTTAAGCCACCAACAGCAATTGCTGTCGTTGTCAAAGCCGGTTCCGGGGTAATTACTCGAGGTATGGTACTTGGAAAGACCACTGAATTAGGTGAGTCCGATCTTTACGCAGGTACACCTGTGATGGTTCCTGTGGATTCTACCAAAACAGACGGTTCAGAGGAGCCATATGCAATCTTGGCTGACGTCGAAGTAGACGCTACGTCCAAAGATGTTCGCGCTGTGGCTTACACTGATGGAGAATTCAACCGTGCGGCGCTCAAATTTGGCGGAGCTGATACCATTGCGACGCATGAAACAGCGCTGCGTAAGATCGGCATTATTACAAAACGAGTTGTAAAATAAGGAGGACCTACACAATGGCAAGAGATATTTACTCGTTCCCCTACTTGTTCCGCGTGGTTGAGGCATTCCCAAAACCAAGCACGTACATTCTTGATCAATTCTTTACAGATGGAGAAATTTTCGAAAAAGAAGAGATCGAAATCCAGACCAAAAAAGGACACAAACCTATTGCTCCCTATGTAAACGAGTTGTTGCCGGGCAAAGTTATTTTGCGGACTGGATTTACCGCTAAGCAATACAAACCAGCGCTGGTAAAACCGATGCGAATCATTACAACGAATGACGTGAAGGTACGACAAGCTGGTGAGAGCCTGTACAACCCTGAAAGTCCAGACGTCCGAGCACAAAAGCTACTGACGAAAGACTTGGTTGAGCTCAATGACTCAATCGTACAGCGTATGGTAGAAATGGGTTCAAGCCTGATGTTTACTGGAAAGGTTGTTCAAATCGGTGAAGGCGTCAGTCAAGAATTGGACTATGACTTTGAAAACACCTATACCTTGTCTGGTACCGACCTTTTTTCTAACGATGCAGCGGACATTCTGGACACACTCGCAAATATCAAGCGGGATGTTATGCAAAAAAGCGGACGAACGCCACGTAAAATCCTCACTACTTACGAAGTGGGCAAGAGAATCATGTCCCACCCTAAAGTGTTGGAGCTTGCAAAGATCAACAACAGCGCTGTTATTATGGCTGGAAATCTCAATCAAGAACTGTTGCCGGACGGCGTGACATATCACGGATACCTGCAGCAAGTTGATTTGCATATTTACAGCCTGATTGCTAGCTATACAAACGACAATGGAATTGAAACCGATGTTGTTCCTGTGGGAACTTTGGCGATGCTACCTGATGGAAAGCCATTTGAGTTTGCATACGGTGCCAATCTGATCATGGGTGACAACGGGGCCTTCCAGTATGTCAAGGCCCGCATCACGCCGCAGTCTTGGACTACAAAAGAGCCAGCTGCACGCTATCTGCAAATGCTCTCAAGGCCGTTCCCGATTCCTGCAGATGTGAACGGGTGGGCTGTAGCAAAGGTGCTATAAAAGGAGGCATACAGTAATGGCATTCATCGTTACAAAGGGTACAGTACGCCATAACGGCAAGGATTACAAAGTGGGCGAAGAATTGCCCACTCTTAAAAAAGAAGAGGCTGAACGACTGGTTGGACTCGAAGTGATCGAAGCGATGGAAAAAACACCACGAAGCAAAGACAAAACTCCGTCTGAGTAGAGGGGATAAATATGAATTTCAAGGATCAGCTAGCGATTGACGCGGCTGTTTTTTTTAACCCCAATGAGTTCGGTGAGACACATCTCATCGAAGGCAGGCAGATGGTCATTGTTATCGACAACCATGAATTGACTGAGCGTAAAGCGAATACGGCTAACCCGGACGATGGAATCCATGACGCAGAAATCCTGTTCTACGCCAAACGTGATGATTTCCCTCAGCGACCTGACGTGGATAGCTGGCTTGTCATGGATGGGAAACAGTACCGGGTTGCCGTCGTCCAGGAAGACGATGTTTCCTATACCATTGCATTGCGAGCGAATGGCTCATGATAACGTTGGATGCTAGCAAGCTGCAGGAAGTAGAACAGAGGCTTGGTGAGTACCGAAAAAAAGCACCAGTCGTCCTCTATCGTGCAATTAATCGAGCTGCAGATAACTTGAAATCGAACGCGGCCAAAGAGGTACGTAATTCGTACATCATTAAGGCAAGCGAAGTAAAGAGTACATTCAGCATCAGCAGAGCAACCAGTAAACGGATAGCGGCTTCTGTTACGTCTCGTGGCAATGCTTTGGGGCTAGAAAAGTTTAAAGTAAGCCCCAAGCAACCGAGACCAGGAAGGCCTCCAAAAAGTCTCAAAGTTCAAGTCAGAAAA